AAACCCAGCAGTTTTGGTGTATCGGCAAGGTGATGGTCGCCGGTGTTGCTGGTCGGTTTCCCGACTATTTGCTCTACAGGTACTGAAATGGCCCAGGCAGGCTGCTTCCCCTAGTGCGTTCCAAAATCGAGCGTCTTCTGGCCCTTATAGGGTGCCGAATACCCGCAAACCCCCGGCGGTGGTAGGATTCGGCGATCTAACGACCAGAGGCTCCGCCGTGAGCAAGCCGAAATTCGATCTTTCCAACGTGGGCGGCCAGCCGAAGGGCTGGATGCAGAAGGAGCACGAGAAAGAAGTTGCGTCGTCCGGGAGCGACTTTTGGGTTGCGCCCGCTCTCATCGGTCTGCCTTTACTGATTGTTGGTTGCGCCGTCCTCTTCCTTTGCGCGGTTTTCCAATAGAGTCGCCAGTTCTGCCAAGTCCTGATCTTGCGTCTTGTCTGCCTCCACGCGCATTGCATTGAGGGCGCCGGGGATAGAGCCGCGCGGCAACGCCGTGGCGCGTGCAAGCCATCGCACCGCTGTTGGGCTCACCATCGTGCGAGCCAACAAATTGCTGCCCACCCCACCCGCAACCAGCGGGGCCGTGCCGCCGGTAAAAAGGCTGCCGACCAGCGACGCGCCGTATGTCATTGCCGCCGCGCGATTCGCGGTGCCCGACGGGTTCGCGAAAACGCGCGAGCCATCACGGATGTTCTGAGCCACATTGGCGATCCGGTCCACGTCGCGGCTGAAGTCTTGACCGAAGCGGTCGAATAGAGCCCGCTTGGCCTCCGGGCTGACATCGTTCCACTTGCGCAGGAAGGTCTGGGCACTGAACACCTCGCCCGCCGCATCCTGCACGCCAGGGTTGGCCATGCCCATGCGCCGGATGACAGCTGCCGTCACTGCGCGCTGGCCGTCTGGGGGCAGGGACTGCATGACGGAGCGCAGAGTCGTGCCGCCGTCGCGGGTTCCAGACATGACAGCGCTGTAGACCTTCTCCGGGCCGCCTACCTTCTCCACCACCCTCCGCATAGCATCAAGGCGCTCAGCAGAGACACGGGTGTAGTTGTTGGCGCGATTCGCCGCGGCCACGGCCTGCGGCCCCTGACTGCGCGCAGCCTCGCGCATGTCCTCGGAAAGAGCACCGTACAGGCGGTTCAGCTCGCGGATGTCAGCAGGTGGATTGAGCGGGGATGCCCCGCCGATGCGCTCGCCGATCTCCGAGCGAATGCGCCGCAGCGCGCTATAGGTAAGATTGCCGCCGTTCGCGGCCAAGTCGGCCTCAAGGTTTTCACGAAGCGCAGCGATACCCGGCTGGATCAGGTTGCCGGTCGTCTCCGGCGCCAGCGGGTCGGGAGTGGTCAGGTCGGTGGCGGTGCGGACCGTGTTGCGCATCGGCGTGGGGGTGCTGTCCGGGATGTACTGGTCAGCCTGCCAGTACAGCGCTCGTCGGGTGGCACCGACGTTGTTGTTGAAGGTGTCCACGCCGCGCTCAATGGCGCGCCCTGCCCGCTCGGCACTGGGATTTCGGCTGATGTCGCCAGCCATGTTCTGCAGACCCTCGCCAATGTCGTCAGCCTGCCGCTCGGCGAACCGGGTCATCACACCGGCGCTGGTCGGCCCGCCAGCCAGGACATTCTCCACGCCCTGAACCAGTCGATTACCCGATGCCTGCCCCACAGATGGCGTCGTGCCGAGCGCCTCGAAGTCAGCCAAGCGGTTGCGCATCTGTTCGCCGGATCGACCGCGCACTGCGCCTCGAAGCGCGGCAACGCCGCCAGCACCGGCCACGCCCGGTCCAAGGCCACCAGCTAGCCCTGCCAGCAGCTGTTCACCCTCCGAGCCGCCTGCTTCGCGAGTCGATGACGATGCACCCGCCCCGGTGGCCGCCGACACCGTTTGCAGCCCTGGCTGGGAAGTCAGCAGAGTGCCGAGCCGGTTTGCCACTGGCGCCGCGCCGCCGCGCCCCAGGTTGGCCAGCGCATTGACGCCTCCGCCAATGCCCATCGTCAGACCAGTACCAGTCAGCGCCTCGCCGACATCGCCGAGAACCCGATCTCCATCCGTCTGAGCCTGGGGCAGGCCGATACGGTCCGCCAGCGCCTTGGCCTCATCGCGGTACGAGCCAGATTCCTGCATGCCAAACTGGCGAGCGATCGGGTTGGCCACATAGTTGTTGAAGGCATCGCCGCCCACCGCGCCCAGCAGGCCGCCTGCTCCTTGGATGACAGATCGAGCGCCGAAGGCCAGGTCACGCCCTGCACCGTACTCCCAGCCATCGGGCGCAACCTGCGGACCTGGATGAGCAGGCGCGGACGGCGGCGCGTTTTCGCGCCTGCCCCCTACGATATCGATGTTCAGCGTCTCGCCGGGGCCTTCGTCATCCCATACGACCGTGGCTGGGTCAATGGATTGCGCTTGGGCTGGCGGCGATACCGGCTGCGCGGGGGCGTCATCCCACACGACGGTGGACGGATCAATTGCCATAGTCGATGGTCCCGTCGCTGTACTGGACGACGCGGCGTCCGTTGGACATGCCAGTACGCACTACGGTGCGCTGAGTCTGGCCCTGCGCTCCGCCACCCGCTGCCTGCGCCTTGGTCTGGGCACGCGTAATGGCGGCCTGTGCCACTTCGCGAAGATCCTGCAATGACTCTCGGAAAGCCTGTTCACTCTGGTCACGATTGAGGCGTGCGATCGCCTGCTCCGCCTTGGTGCCTTCGACCTCAGTGATAGCACCGCCTCCCTTCAGGCTCTGGAACGCCTGCAGGAACGTGCCGCCCTTGATCTGGTCGAGCAAAACTCTGAAATCCGTTGCATCCGTGCCGGGCAGGTAGTTGCGAGGATCGGCCCGTCCGGATGCTCCGACAGCGGTCGCGAGCCCGGGATGGCGAAGCGCCTGATCGATCAGGTTGACGGCGTTGGAAGACTCCTGCATGACGCGCGGCAGATTCTGGACCGCATCAAGCCGGGCCTCAGCCTCCCCCTTCGCCTGCGTGGTGCCGCCGGCCTGCTGGATGGCGGCCTGCGTGCGCATGCCCAGCTCTTGCGGCAAGAACTGTTGCTGGACGCCGAGCTTGGCGGACTCCACTGCGGCGGCTTGATCCTCGGCGCGGCGACCGACCAGGGGCTGACCGGCAAACGCCATCTGTGTCGGCGGCTCCTGGCCCGAGGCCAGTGACTGACGAATCTGCTGCTGCACCTGAGGGGGGAGGTTCGGATCGATGTAGGTCTGCTGGCCATTGATCTGCTGGTAGCCGCCCTGCGGAGCCTGCTGGGGTGCCTGCTGGGCCGGGGCACCAAGAGCGGCATTCGTGTACCGGCCAGTGCGGCGGTCGAAAGTGACCTGCGTCGGGGTGCCGTTCACGTCGATCGTCATGGATTGCTGGTTTGCCCCGACATCGTTACCGCCCAGGATCTGCGTCGAGCCATCGCGCATGATCGCCACGCGCTGCCCGTTGTTGTCCACGTAGGTGGACTGGACGCCCGATGCGCCGTTGCCGCCGCTGTACGCCTGATAGATGGACCGTGCCGCCTGATCGATGATCGGAGCCGTCTGGGCATCGTACTGCTGCGGCAGGTCCTGCAGGCCGTATTTGGAAAGCGTCGGCACCATCTGCTGGTACAGGCCGGCGCGGGCCTGCTCCGGAGCGTTCACGAGCAGCTGCGCCATGTTGGCCATCGTCTTGTTGCGCTGGTCGTCGCTGTTGCCGAGCTGCCGATCAAGCGCGCCGGCCTGGCCCGCGTCCACCGCGGCGGCCTGCCCAAGGATCTCCTGGCGCTGGGCTGCCGGGGCCTGATAGGCCAGCGATGCTAGCTGGTTGATCTTGTTGCGGTCCTGCACGCCCCGCACCTGCTGGCCGATGTTCAGGCCGCCCTGCAGCGATGCGAGGAAATTCTGCTGAAAATCTGCCATGTCAGCCACCCCAGCTCGAGTTGCGGCCCATGGCCATGAAGTTCGGAAGGTTGTTGCCGAAGCCGCTCATGCTTCCTTGCTGAGTACCACCGGTGTTGCCCATGAAGCCCGACAAGCCGCCCCCACCTCCGCCGCCACCAGCGCCCAGGTATGCACCCGCGCCGGCCGCCAGCGCACTGCCGTAGCCCGCCTGTGCGCCGGCGCCGGCACTCGCCACCATGCCGTTGGCCTGCCCCTTGATGCCCATGGCGTTTGCGTACTGGTTTCCGTAGTTCTGGCCCAATTGACCGAGGTACTGCTGGGTATTGGAACCCAGCTGCGTCAGGCCCATGAGGCGATTGGTGTACTGGCCGAGGTTCTGACTGGCCAAGCCGGAGGCGAAAGCCATGCGATCAGCATCAGCACCGCCCGAATACAGGCCGCCGCGAGCTGCCGCACCGCGATCGAGGCCTTGGATGCCCTGGTCGCGCGCGAACAGGTAGTCCGGAGCGTTCTCGAAGCCCGAGTAATCGCCGCGGTTCACTGCCTCCAACTGGCCGAGCGCATTGGTGCCGGCCTGCGCATAGGGCTGCGCGCCCTCGACGGCGTTGTTGTAGAGCGCCTGCTGCTGATCCAGCGTCTGCTGGGCCGCACTGGCCTGAGCCCTGCCTGCCTTCTTCTGGGCCGCGCCCTGGCGGTTGGCGGCGTATGCGCTGCCTGCGGCAACGACTGCTGCTGCGGTGATTGCGGCCATGGTCAGATGTCCTTGGTGTAGCTGATTTCGGATCGGGAGTAGCCCAACTTCTCGTACAGGGCTGCGGCCTGCGGCGGGCTGTTGGGCATGTGCACCATCTGGATGCGATCGGCGCCGGCATCGCGGCATGCGCTTTCGACTGCCTGGAGCAGCGAGGCGGCAACGCGGGAGCCGCGGGCCTCCGGATCGACCCACCACACGACCTCGCCGGCGGATGTGGCGTGCCGGTTGAACATGAAGGGGATGATGAAGAGGCCGACCATGCCGATCAGCCGCCCACCGTCCTCAGCCACGAAGAAGATGTGGTTCTCGATCAGGCTGGAGGCCAGATCGGCAACCGTCTCCTCGTCCATGTCGCACCACTGGGCGTAATGCGTGGTCGGGTAGAAAGCTGCGGACATGCGGACGATCTCCGGCACGTCGGCCAGAGTTCCTTTGCGGATGGTGGTCATCAGCCCCTCGGGGTAAAGAATGCGACGGCCACAAGCCGCCCGGATTCGTGATCAGTGCCGAAGGCCTCGAACGGCCAGCGGCTGTGGAACAGCGCGGATTCGTAGATCAGCAGCCGGCCGAGCTTCATCTCAGCCAGGCCGACCTGGTCCCACTTGCTGGCGTCGTCCCAGTCGTGGCAGACCTGTTCAAACAGGCCCATGTCGCCCGGCTCGATGCGCGCGGCGCCGGTGGCCTTGTGCCGCCAGAACGCCGTGCCGCCCTGGCCTTCGCTCAGGTAGAGCACCGCGGCGTGCGTGCCCCAGCCCATGTCCGAATGGATGGCGGCATTGGGCAGCTCGTGGTTGAAGTTGAGCCGGTACGCCATGCCCAGCATCTCGACCGGGCCCAGCTGAGCCTCGATCGCATCCTGCAGGCCAGGGATCTCGGTCAGGCACACGCGCTTGTAGACCTGGCCATCATGGCCCGGCCAATCCACATACGGCGCGCACAGCCCCGCCGCCCGGAGCGCCTGCGCGTCCAGGGGGGCATCATCAATAATCAGCATCAGCCGTCAGTCCTTTCCACGGTTACGACCGCGCCGAGCAAGTCGCGCTTGCGGGGCGAGGAAACGGTGATCCGAAAAACCCACTGCCGGCCCCGGCCAAGACGCAGAATCCGGATGCGCTTGCGGTACTCGCCGATCTTTCCAAGCGAGTAGCGACGCACGCTGCTCCAGTTGCGCCCGCCGTCCTTGCTGTAGGAGATATCTACCCAGTGGTCGGTGTCGGCCATTAGATGCCTCCCCACGAAAGGAAGCCCGAAGGTCGGTACATCTGCTGAGCTCCCTCAACGATCAGACGCATTTGGTGAGAAAGGCCGCCGCTGTTGTCGGCCGAGTAGAACACCGGGAACATTGCTCCGGCAGGGACTGCGGCACCCAACAGGCCTCCGGGAGTGTTATCGGGCGAGGAGCCAAGCTTCCATACCCCATCCACCGCTATCCAAGCGCGGCGCGAGCCAAGATCTACTGCAATCCCCACCCTTACCCCAGCGGCTGTTGGCGGTGCAGTGGCAGTGTTGGTTCCTCCGATGTTGAACTGATTCGTCTGCCTGCAGCCTACAGTTAGATCAGACTGGGTCTGGGGGTCAGCGCTCAAATCTCCCACCCCAGTTATCAGCCCGACGTATCCAACGAAACCTGAGGTGTAGCGCGTCCATTCAAACTCGACGTAATACCGCCCAGCGTTGCGAGACTGAACACCTCTCACACCACCAAATCCACCGAGGAAAGTCGGGATCACCACTTCAGCGACTCGGTCATCGTCCGAAAGAACGACGCTCGAAGCCTTATCGGCTGCGTTCCAGTGTTGCAGGCCGAGGATTGTCAGTTCGAAACTGCCAACTGACCACATCCCGCGGGCATCATTCACTCGCAGATGAATGCTGCCGCTGAAGCTCTCGAGCGGAGTGCCGGATAGGAGTCCGCTATTGGTAATCGATAGCCCCATCGGCAGACTGCCGCCCTCGTCGGAAACCGTGAGTGGCGGGAAAGTGCCGTCGACAGTGAACTGGTAGGAGTACGCAACGCCTATCTGGCCTTGGGGAGGGCTACCGGTAATGGACGGCGGTGGCGGCTGGTTCGGGAAGGCGGCCGGCACGGTTTCAGGCCCTTGGCCAGTATCAAAGATCAACTCAGCGCTAGGAATCACCAGGTCGCTTTGGTCGTCAGCGAGAACGGGGGTTACACGCTCCCCGATGAGCGGCTGATCGCCCTCCAGTAGATAGCCCCAATCCAGTTCCCACATGCGCCCGTCTTGGAAGTCGCCGCCATACCACTTGTCGCCCCACTTCACGATGTGACTCAGGCGCCAACGATTCAGACCGAACGACTGCCGGCGGGTCCACAGGCCCGACACTACGTCATAGCCGAAGGTCATACCGTCTGGGAAGGTGAGGTAGTAGACCTTGAAGCCGCGGTCCTCCCAGACTTGGGCGAAGGCCTCGCTCCAGTTCTTCCCAGCGAATGCGCGGTGCATCGGGCCCGTGGAGATGGGCCGAGCCGAGTAGCCCTCCAAGCGGTAGACGATGCCGTCGTCGCCCAGCCAGAACAGGGTGTTGTCCAGTTTGGCGATCGTGTGGCGCGATGCGCAGCCGCGGGTGATGGACTGCCGGCGGTTCTGAAAGGTGCCGGTCGCCCCGCCAGAGTTGTAGAAGAATTCGATGGTCCGCTGGTTGAACACCACCACTTCGAGCTGGCTCACGGCCAGGCCGACGATCTTGTCCGGGGATGCCTCGGATTCGTACCGATCCAGCGTGTTGTAGTCCGTGGCATCGGCCAGATTGCTGTGGAACCAGTACCGACCTTGCGGTTCCACGCCCAGCAGGTAGGAATCAAGGTAGTCCGACGAGATCGATCCCGGATATCCCTCATCCGTGATGCGCCCGAAGGCTTTGGTGTTGGAGTCGTAGACGTACCCACCGCCACCCTGCCCGTTTTCCACCAGGAGCTGGTAGCCGGTCTTGAACTGGTTGTGGGTCATGCTCACCCGGCCAACGCCGGGGATGATCCCTACGGGAACCCCAACACCGTTCGTGTCGATCCTCAGCAGATATCGCCCCGAAACAACGAAGCGGCCACCCTCTAGATCGTGCATACCGCGGATCGGGCCCGTGCCGATGTTCTGGTAAGGCTTCAGGCCCGGCGGCGTCGCCAGCTTGCTCGGCGTGCGCGTTCCGCCAACCTCCGCCATCACCGGCAGCCAGTTCACGGTGTCCTGACACGACCACGGCAGCGAGTCGTCGGCGTAGAAACCGCCGATCAGGTCTACGGGGCTGGCGCGCATTAGGGGCGGCCACCATAGTAAGAGTCAGAACGGGTGTCGTAACCATAGCCGCAGTCATCGTGCGCAAGCGGCTCTGCGATAAGCACGTCGCGGCGCAGAGATGCCAGACCATCGCGTGCCGTCTGGACAACGTCGGGCTCAAGCGTTACGCCATACTCGGGGCGCAAGCGCACCGCGAGATTGAATGAAATTGCCTCATCGGCCTCTTCAGGGACCTGAAGTTCATCGGTCACGGAAGCAATATTGTTCCAGCCCAACGACACGCCATTGGCTTCCCAGCGGCGCAGCATGGCGTTCAACGTCATCAGCGCGTCCTCCGCCTCCTTGGCCTCTGGCGCTTCATTGGCGTCAATGACACGCAGAAGGCGCATGGCTCTGGCGATGTGTTGAATGGCCTGCACGGGCATCTCCTAAAGAGAAGGGGCGCATAGAGCGCCCCTTCAATGGGTTACTTCTTCGACTTCTCGGCCTTCTCGGCCTTTTCATCCTGAGCGTCCACCTTGTCCTGGCGGACCTGGTTGGAGCGGACCACTTCAGCCTGGGCGTCCGCAATCGAAACTTCATCGTCACGAACTTCCGGGTTCCACGGCTCGCCGTTGGATTTGTTCCCTTCGGCGATTGCCCAGCCATCTTTCAGGGCCTGATCCACGTCATCGCCATGGAACAACTTGGTATCGCCATCCTTCTCGAGGTACTTGGCGTGCTTTTTCTCAGCCATTTCTATCTCCTGGCAGAGACCCCGCCAGAACGGCGGGGCTCTGGATTTTGGACTTAGGCCGTGGTCTTGATGATGCCCAGCGATGCCAGCGCGGTAGCCAACTGGGCCGCGGTGACAGTTGCCAGACTCAGAGCTGCAGGCTGGACGGCCGGGGTTGCGCCGAAGAAGCCGACCTTCGAGGTCGCATTGCGACCAACGCAGGTGCCGTCGGAGGTTTCCGGGACGGCGTAACCGATGGTGTCTTGAGAAATTGCCATGTGATCGTCCTCTTAGCTGATCTTGGTGATGTCGTTCGGGATAACCACGCCCAGCTCCGGACGCAGAACCGCCGAGCCCCACAGGATGTCCAGGCGGTACAGCATCTGGTCATTGCGGGTATCGAAGTCCTGCACCATGCGCATGGACAGCCCATCGAACTCCATCCGCGAGGCCTTCGCAGTGCCGGCCGGCGGCATCTGCAGATCGACGGTGGCGAAGGTCACGAAGTCGCGAGCGAAGGCCAGATTCACGCCCGTGCCGTTGGCCGCCCCCTGGAAGGTCAAGGCCGCGTTGTCAGCCGGCAGTGCGCTGATGGTCTGGTTGTCGTTGCCCGGGCCCAGCAGGGCGGGCGAGATCGCGATGGTGCCAGCGCCAGCCGCCTTGTCTGCGGTGACCACGAAGGTCTGCAGGGTGCCGGTGTTCTGCTTGGTGGCCGGGTTGACGGTGAAGACACCCGCAATGGTGAAGCGATCGCCAGCCTTGAACGCGCCAGCGCCGGTGTCCACGATCAGGCTGTTTCCGGTCTGGTTCGCACCGTTGACCAGATAGCCCGTGGCGGCGCTCAGCGTCTGGGTCGGCATGGTGCTGGTCTCGTACCAGTCGAAACCGGCCGAGCGGAACATCAGGCCCTCTTCATACTGGCGCCCGATCTGGCTCTGCGAGTTGAACTGGTTCTTGACGTTGTTGACCACCTGGATGGTGCCGGTGGTGTTGGTCAGCATGAAGCGATCGGCAGGTGCGTTCTGGTCCGACAACAGCTTGTTGGCGCGCAGGGCCTCTTCGAAGCTCAGCACGCCATCGGGGTTATCCACCGTCAGGTAGGCGGACTTGAGCGCATCGGTGATGACCTGAGCCTCGATGGCGGAGGCCAGATCGCTGATGCGCTGGTCCAGATAGCGTTCACGCAGGTCATCAATGCTCAGTGTGAGATCGGAGCTGTTGATGATCAGGTCCACGCCATCCTGATTGGCGATGGTCAGGGGGACGACGCGGTCGACCATGTCGCCGGCATCCATAGCGCGGCCCCGGCGGGTCTTGCCGTGGGTCGGAACGCGGATGGATACGGTATCGCCGACCTTCGCGCCATTGATGGCGAAGCGGTCGTCGTAGCGACGGTTGATGCGGCGCAGGAACGTGAGCTTCTGTCGCAGGATGGACAGCGACTCGCGCAGGATGATGTCAGTAGTGAGAAGTTGGTTTGCCATAAGTCCTCTGATTACGGTCGGAGGCCCTTCGCCTTTCTCTCTTCAGCACGGTGAGCCGCATATTCGGCCATGGACATCTCGTCCAGCTTCTTACTTGGCGTCTTGGTGCCACTGAGGATCGTGGGCGGGGGCGGGGCTTGGGTCACGGTTTTCTGAGTGGGCTGACGCGCGGTCTCGCCTGCAGCAACTTGGGACTCGATCTTGGCAATGGCGCGGCCAACAGCTGCCGGGGACATCGCTGCGATCGAGGCTGCCTCTTGGGGATTTTTCGCCAGGTGGTAGGCCACCGCCGCGGGGTTGTCGGTCTCGGTTACGGCCTCAAACATCGCATCGGTGAAAGGGAGAGCCGGGTTGGTGATGAGCTGGCCGAAGTCAGGCACCTGGGCAGCGAAATCAGCTGCACTTGCCTGGAACTTCTGCTGACGCTCAATCACCGCCTGTTGAGCCTTGGCGGCTTTTTCAGCCTTGCTCTCTTGCTCCTTGTTCCACTTGTGCCATTCCTTCGTGTAGCGCGGCACATCGAATTCGCACGACTCCATGGTCGGCTCATCGCTGCTCTGGCCTTCTACCTGCTGCACCGGCTCCTGAGGCTTCTGCGGGTTGTTCCGCATCGCCATCTCTCGCCAGTGCTCGGCCTCCCGTCGTGCTTCGTGCTTCTCGCGGGTCAGTTCATCAAGACGCTTCTGCACGCCACGCGGCTTGGCCGGTGCTGCTTGGGCGTCATCAGTTTCCGTAGCTGCCGACTGCTCGGACTCGTTCTGCTCACCTTCGTTGTCAGAACCGGCGTCTTGCTGGGCTTCCTGCTCAGCATTCGGCTTGGGCTCTTCCTTCGGGGCTTGCGCGGCATACGCCGGATCACGGTGGCTGTTATCGACCGGGCCCGGCTTACTCACTTCTTCAGTCATCTCTGCGTCCTCAGACGAATTGGCCCGGGAATCCGCCCGGTGCGGGTAACGCGTTCTGCGGCACGTACACCAGAGGCTGCATTGCAGCGCTCAACGTGATCTGTGCCGCCTGATTCTCTAGAGCCTGGCCTTCTGCCTGAGCAGCGGCCAAGGCGCCCTGCGCCTGCGACTTGCCGGCATTTGCCATCGACTCCGCAGCGTCCGCCTGAGCCTTCTCGGCGGCAGCGATCTGGTCGGGAGTCGGGCCTTGCTGCGGCGGCTTTTCGCCCTCTTCCGGCTCAAGCAAGCCTTGCTGCACCAAGATTCGGCGCATGGCCTTGACTCCCTCCTCGTTCTGCGGGAGGTCCAAGTTCTTCACGAAGTTGTAGGCCGCAATGGCGCCGAACGGGCCCTGCGTCTGGCTGAGCTGCTGGAAGGCCTCTGCCGCCTCCAAGCGCTGGGTAGCAAAGCTGGGTCCAACGGTGGCCGTAATGTCGAATCGGCCCTTGGACAGATCATTCAGGATTATTTCCCGACCCGTCTGCTGGTCGATGACGACCTTGTTTGCCGCAACGATCTTCTCTGCCCCATCGTCTCCGATGATCCGAATCTGTCGCTGCGTGTCGTAGACAGCGGTGATCAGGTCGTTCGTAATCTCGAAGTCGTACTTGACTGCGAATGCGAGGTTGTCGATGTAGTCAAAATTCGCCACATCCCCTTCACGCTGGCGGGCAAGGATCGCGCGCCCGCTGGTCTCATTGCTACGGCTTCCCAGGCTCGCGTCGTAGATGCCTGTTGCGGCCTTCAGGTCATCAGAGCTAATCGCCGCGGAGTTGGCCAACGCAGCAGGGAAGTCCGGCGTTGGCAGGCGCTCAGGACGGCCATACCCTGGGATAGACGGGTCTGGCTTCCATGTCAGTGCGGGCGGCCGCTTGGTGCGAAGGCTCTGCCACTGGCCCTTGTTCTCAAGTGCGGTTTCGTCGGTGATGAGCCACGGGCTATAGCCCTGGTCATCGATGATTTCGATCATCACCGACCGCTCGTAGTTGTACATGCGCTGGGCATCCTTGGCGAAGCGCACGGCGCCAAAGAAGTGGTCCTCGCCCTCCATGCGGAGGATTTCACCCCACACAGGAACCAGCGGGATGAAACGCCCCGGCCACTCCGTCGGGCCTTCCAGAATCTCGGTGCCAGACACGATGCACTGATACACCTTGGTCCGCTGCGACATGCGCCGGCGCTGGATGGTAATGCCGGCCTCGGCCAGCTCATCCATGATCAAGTCCAGGCTGTCCGCATCGACCGTCTCACCAGAGGACAGCAGGACGATTTCGACATCCTCGACCTGCTTGTACCAGTACTCGGCAACAGTGACATCCTTGTCGCCCCACCAGTTGGGCTGATCGAGGTTGTTCTTGACCGAGACGATCTCCGCCTTAGGCCAGCGCTCCTTGAACTCACCTCGGGCCATCGTGGTATCCACGAAGGCATAGCGGGCATCGCGGCGATCTTTCGACTGCGCGGAGGGATCGAAGAACACGCAGTACGGGTCGGGGACCTCCTCCTTTTTGATGACCTGGTCAAAACCACCGTCATCCTCGTAGGAGGTCGTAATCCGCCAGACGCCGAAACCGCCGCCCACAGCGAACTGGAATGCCGTGTCCCGAGCGCGATCGGCGTCACTCGTTGAGTCTATGTTGCGGATCAGGCCCTGCCGGATTTCTGCCAAGTCGGCATCGGCGTCCTCTACCGCCCTCACCTTCGCCTGAGGCCTGTTCTGCCGCTGGTCATTGGTGATCTGCTTCATGGCCTGGCGCAGCTTGTTGACGGTGTACATGGGGCGCCCCTTGCGGCGCTCGCTCATCCACTCGTCCCACTGGTCATCGGGCATGAAGGCAAAGCGCATGTCATCGCGCGCCATCTGGTACTTCGGATTCCAGTAGTCGGCACAGATTTGGTGCCGATCCAGCATTTCCTTGTGCAGATCGTCCTGATCAATGCCAGGGCGGTCCTTTGCGTACTGCGGATCGTCTGGCGTCAGATCGGACATTTCAGCTCCACGAAGTTTCGAAGTTGAGCGAGGCCGCTTCCCGCTTCGGGGCGACTGGCTCGGCAAACGTGAGGGCAAGCGCGTCCCATGCGTCCGGACTAGCGACGTTTCGGGCGCGCATCTGTTCTTTGCTCTCCAAGATCACTCGACTGCTGGAGTCGTATCGGTAGCTCGGCCCACAGGCGTCTGCCTGCAGTCGGTCGTCATCAGGGATATCTGCCCCTGAAGGGCTTTCCAGCCACTCCTTGGACGCCATCCACATCTCTGCGCGGCGATTTGCCGGGCCACCGCCCATCTCCTGCCCCTTCTCGTCGTAGCGAGCAGGCTGGATCGGCGCGGAGCCGAAATTGACAGCCGAGACGATCCCGCTGCCGCGGGGAGCTGGGCCATAACCCTGCTCGACCAGTCGGTCGTATATTCCAGCCCCGAGGCCGCCAACATCGATGAACATGCGCGCAGGCTTCTGCTGGTCGATGACGTTCTTGGCCCAGCCAGCAACCTGCATGGTGTCCCACTTGGTCTTCCTGTCGACCATCCAGGCCTTCGGGCCGCGACGAGCCACCATGGCGCTTGAATCGTCTCCGAACCTCGCCGGGTCCAACCCAATGATCAGCGGGCCAACCGGCTCCCTTTCCAGCTTTCGGGCCGCCACCACGATCTCTGGCTTGATGTAGCTGTCGTGCCCGGACATCTGGAACGCCTCAGCCGCGGTGGCCGGGTACTCCTGTTTGAAGAGGTTTGCGTCCTTGAGTTGGACGATCTTCAGGCGACGCCAGTAAATCTGCTCCCAGTCCAGCGAGTAGGCGGCCGCGTAGGCCTTTTCCTCATCGGACGGAACGAACTCTGGCGGCAGCTCCTTCCGGTACTCCTCCTGCCAGTACCAGGGGACGAAGATCGCGATAAACCCACTGATCCCCGCTTCAGCCTCCTGCCACGATTGGTGGAAGAAGTTGCCTACCCCGTTGGCGGTGGACTCCAGAATTACCTCTGTGCCCTCCTCATCCGGGACCGCCTGCAGCACGCCAGCAGCGTGTGCCTCAGCGTTGGGCCAGAACGCCACCTCTGACCCATGAAACAGCTGAGCCGTCATCGATCGGCCAACGCCCTTGTTGCCGGCGGTGCCAACGCGATAGCCCGAATCGATCTTGTCGAATACCAGCTCTTTTGCATTCGCCGCGCCCGTGCTGGGCTTGACGAACTGCGGGCAGTTCTCGTGATACCTGTTCACCATCTCGAACAGGTTCTGAGTCGCCTTATCCTCGTGGGTCAGGATGAAGGTCCGAACCCCGCGGCGCCACGTGGTCTTGTGGTAGTAGCGCCCAGCTACGTAGGTTGAGCACCCTTGCTGCCGCCCCTTCAGGATCAGCGCTCGAACTCGGCCAGTCTCGGCCAGCTGCTGCTCCAGGCGCTCATGGATGTACTGCTGCGCCCTGTTGAACCTCAGCGGCTGAATCGCCCCGCCCTTGCTCCGAATCAACATGCAGTTCGGCGCGTAGAAGGAGAAGTCCTCCTTCAGCTTCCGCATGGACTCAACGGCTGAGGGAGTCAAGCCACTGCTCATGGGTCATCTCAGGACCAGAGCTGACATGCCCCTCCACTCGCGAGAGCTTCGGGATGTGGTACTCGATGGCCTTCAGGTAGATATCCGCAGCGCCCTTAGGGTCCGGCTTGATGCCGTTCTCCTTGTCGCCGTCAGCGGTCCGCTGCAGCCATCCCATAAACTCTGGGGCCATGCCCTCAGCAACCAGCGCGATCGCCTCTCGCGCCTTGCTGGTGGCCTTGTTGGGCGTTCCCTTGGGCCGGCCATTGCCGCCGTTGGGGACATTCCTTTCCCGGCCATCTTTAGGAGTTTGTTCACTCATACGTCACACGTTGACTTCCAGGCGCTGGGGTCCAATCACCCAGCCCTGATTGTTGAAATAGGGGGCGCTCTGCACGCGGATCACGTGCCACGCTGAATAGGTGTTCCCATTGCTCAGGGTCACATCCAGCCGAATACGACTCTTGCCGGAGTACTGGGCTGAGATACGCACCTTCGCCTCGCTACCCTCGATCTGCGGATCGGCCATTACGGCTGACACGGTGTCGAAGGTGTCCCACACAGCGCGAGTGATCGACTGTCCCGGATCGAGCATGGAGTTGAAGTCCGTCACCAGCTCTCGCGACTCGTTGGCATAGAGAGATGTCGTGAAGACCACGCCCCGCTTGTAGGCGGACACGTAGTTCTTGGTCGCCCTACTCACGGTCAGCCCTCACTTGGGCCTGGAGACCGCGGACTTGGGCGTCGCACTGGGCGGCGGCGCGAACAATTCGGCCCGCACTGTCGCTTCGGTCGTTGGCGCCAGCATCAGGCTGGGCGATACCGGTGCCAAGATCGGACACTCGGGCGGCCTCGCAACCTTGCCAACGCTGCTGCAGCTGGAGATTGCCATTGCGCAGCCCAGCGGCCACAGCAGACCCTTTGCGCTCCGCATCTTGCCTCTCCTGTTCGTATTGGGCGGCGACCTGCTCGGCCCGTGCCACCCTCTGGCGCTCAATGGCCGTGATGGCCTTGGCGTTGTCTCGTTCGATCTCGGCCGACTCCTTGGCCACGACCGCACTGTCCCGCTCTCTCTTTGCGTTGGCCACAGAGCCGCGCTGCCAGATGGCGATCAGGCTCAGGGCCAGAACGATCACGATCAGGGCGCGGGACAGGATGCTCATGCGGCCACCTCAGGCGGGATCACGGCGCCAAGGCCACGCAGGGACGCCTCAAGGGACAGAACACGCAGCCGGAGCCGGTGCGCCTCCTCCTGAGCAGCCATGCGCAGCTTCATCTCGTCGGCGAGTTGCTGACCCAGCTTGAGCTGGCTTGCCTCCAGACCTTCGACGCGTGCGGTGAGCCCTGCAAGCAGGGCGACGCTGCCCTCAGCCTCGGCCTTGTCCTGTTTGCGGCTCAGGACGGCTCCGATGAACTCGCGGGCGATCCACAGGGCTGCGGCACCGCCGGCCAGCCACCACGGCGCGGTCGTGGGATCAGCGTCCATCACAGTCCGAAGAGCCTCTTTGCCTGATCAAGCCGCTTTGCTCTATCTGCCAGGCCGTTCGTGCCACCGTTGATTGCTTTGGTCACGCCGACCAAATTGTCGGCACGCGCCATCGCTGGGATGCCAGGGCGAGCCACCGTCCAGTACCAACCGGCGGCATCTACTGCATCAGGAAGATCGGCCAGCATCTGGGGGTTTCGGACACAGCGACCATCGCCGTATTTCCAGCGGCTGTATGACTCGTAGTTTGAGCGGCCAGTAACCTGGATCAGCCCCCTCCCCTTGTACTTCTGACCGTCACCATCGGCCTCTGGGGTGTTGCCCAGCCTGGCTGCTTTCGACCCGGTGTCGTATGCCGCCCCACTGGCGTACTCGGCGGCCGTCTTGAATCCATCGGACTCGTGGGCGACCTGAGCCAGGAAGTGGGCTTTTTCCAGCGGCGTGACAATGCCGAAGCGGATGCAGGCCTCTTCCAGCGCCAGTGCGTACTTGCCAGCGCCCATGGCGGCCGCGACAGTCTCGGTGCTCACCATGGTGTCTCCAATAGGCGCCCGCCCCGCTGCCAGCTAGGCGCGAGAGTTGATCTGGTCGGGGAAGCGGGCAAAGAAAAAGCCCCGGCTTTCGCAGGGGCTACTTTGGTCGCGCGTAGGATGACACCTAAAACAAGGTCAGGTCACGACCTCATGCCGCCTCTCTGCTTATGGCGCCAGTCATCTGCCTAGCGGCTTCGGCCTCCGCGTCACGCACCCGGTCGAACAGCCACTGATAACAGGGCTTCCAGTCTCGCCGGAAGTTCGAGGGGTCTTTCCCGAGCTTCTTTGCCCGCCAGCCATCACTGTTCTTGGTATGCCCGGTCCCGTCGCATTCGGCGCAGGATCGAACCAGTTCACCCGCGAGAATGGTCCCGCGTCCCTTGCAGGCCCCACAGTTCCTCGGGCACGAGATCTCCTCCACGATGGTCCGCAGCAGACTGGGCAGGATCTCCGGCAGGCTTTCAGGCCACTGGTCCTCTCGCGCCTTGTCCAGAGCCACCTGAGCGCGGTAGACCTCGGCCCGCTGCTCTGCAGTCTCGGCCCGCTGCCACTGGCGAATTGCCACTGCCAGGCCGTAGTTCACCTTGGCATCGATGGCTCGATTGATCCGCTTCCGCCACTCGGTCAACGCCAGATGGTTGAACAAGGCATCGATGCGGCGCCGGCTCAGCGCGGCCCCATCCGGCCAATGGCAGGAGATGAACACTTCCCGCCCAAGCCCTGCCGGGATGAAGGCAAGAGCCGCGGCGATGTCCTGATTGGTCAGCTCAGGGACTCCGCCCCGGCCAGTGTCAAACTTGACCGTCTGCTGGTTGAGACGGCCAAGCATTTCTCGAACATCAGCCATTTTGCATCTCCCAATTGGCGTCCTTCATTGCGGCAAGCCACCTGTAGGCAGTGGCCCGGTGCATACCAAAGTCGTTTTGAAGCTCTTGAACTGTCGGCAGCCTGCGGCTGTAACGCTTGGAGATCGCACATGCGGTTCGAATGGCCACATTGGCGCTGTTTCTCGGAGGGCCGGCCTCCACGCTGTAAACGCCCCTCTTCATGCGGCCTCCAGCGTGATTTCCAGGCGCGGGTTGGCCCTGTCCAGCCCAGCGCGGCGGATGCTCAGCTCAACGATCTGGCTGTCGTCGTCGTAGATCCCGGCGTGGCAAAGGGCATCGAGGGGCGCCTTTAGGAGGTTGTCCACGTCCCGGCGGCGGTTGTCTGGCGCCCATGCGTTGATTCTGACCTTCACATTTGCGTGGCCAAGCCTGTATGCGGCGCCGGCGACGATGACTACATCCTTCCGGTAGGCGCGCCCCTTGGCGGAGATCAGCATGCGCCCGGCGTGGAAGCGCCAGTAATGGTTGACCGATGGCGGCCACGGCAGGACGATCACGCTGCCACCCTGATCAGCCCCAGCTGCCAGAGCTGCAGCATCGTCCGCTCGTGGGCGCGCTGCCAGATGTCGGCCTTCTCCTCGCGGGTGAAGCGGCGGCCTTGGTCCAGCTCGCGGTGACAGCTGCGGCAGCCGCTGGCGAAGAAGCAGTCATGAGCCTTGAGTGCCCCGCCCTTCCCGTGGCGGCTCTGGTTGCTGTGCGCGGGCTCGCCGGGGCCGCCCTCGCAGATGCCGTCGATCAGCAGGGTGCAGTCGAGCTGATACGCGAGGTCCAGCAGGCTGCGGTCGCGGTAGTTCATCGGAACCACCCATGCGGCTTCCTGTCCGCTGCCCGCTCCATTGCGTTAGCTTGGCGCTCCATTGCCAAAACCTCGCGCTCACGAAGCATCACTTGCTCGACCTCCATAGGCGCAAGGCCAGCTGCGGCGAGCCTTTCACGCTCGCGATCATCTCGTTTTATCCGAGCTGCCTGCTGGTACGACGCCACAGCCAACGCCTCTGCAATACCGAACATCACGCAGCCCTCCTTACCGGCCCGAAGTCGGCCATCTCGTCCTGCGCGCGGGCGGACCACTTCACGCCCTTCTCAGCGCCGAAGGCATGCACGAACTCCAGCAGCTCGCCCATCTTCCGGCGGCTGTACTGGCTGGTCCGGGCACCGAGCATGACCGTTCCGCCGCCGATGCCCTGGGCCTGCTTCGTCTCCTGCTCGAACGCTGCGGTCAAGACGGCCTTCCAGCTGTCGCTGTCCATCAGGCCGATCTTCCACTCGCCACTCTTGGTGTGCGGCCACTCGACCTGGCGCGCGATGTCGGCCAACGTCGCCCACATGCAGGCGTTCGAGTCGAGCGTGCGCTTCGGCTCGCGGACCTCTACGTCGAAGTCCTCCCCGTCCAGCACGCGGCGGCGGATCTCGGCTACTGCCCCGTCGATCACGAGCGGCAGGCGGGGGTTGTCGCGGCGGGCCGCGAATAGGCGCTTGTCGGTCACGGCGACACCTCCGGGCGATCGGCGCAGCTCGGCTTGGACTTGACTGCTCCAGCGCCAATAGCTCCAAGAGCCAGGCCCGCCCCTGTGCAAATGAAGGCGACTATGAATCTGGATTCTGGCCTCCACGTAGCCGGGGATTCAAACCAAGACACGAAGGCGAAGAACAAGGCCAATGCCAAGTTCGCCGCCACGTATCCTCCGATGAAGACAAGTGCCTTTTTCACGCCGCCCTCTCCCTCTTGATCTCGCTGTCTCGTTCGTCCCAGCCGGCCTGCCATGCCTTGCGCAGCTCGTGACCGTCTGGGCCCATTTCGTACATCGGCACCGACTCGCGGCCCTTCGCTGCTTCTCGCATCCACCGGCCGGCTTGGTGTGCGTTGCGCTTTTCGTCACCGCCGGCCATGCCGCAACCTCGCCACTTCCACGATCGATTCGGCAGTGATGTGCGACACGCGGTAGACCGCCATCACGTCGGCAACAACCGTGCGCGTGGTCAGCTGCAGCATCGCGGGCGGGATTCCGTCGGCCAGGCTCTGGAGCCTCTGGATGTTCATTGCCGGCCTCCGACCTTGCGGCCAGACCGCAGGCCCCAGCCCAGCTCCGCCGCTGCCGCCTCGGCGCGCTCGGGATTCGCGGGGATCGGAACCTTGGCCAGCACCAGCTGCTCGCGCGGCGGCATCGCCTCCAGCAGGTCCGCCGGCGTCGGCCAGGTCTTGCGCTGGCGGCACAGCACGGCGAAGCCACGCTTGAACCGCGGCGTGTCGAGCTGGGCGTCGTACTGCCGGCCCTCAGTGATTGCCTCCAGCCAGACGGCGGCGGTCAGCTGGATGACCTCCGCTGCCGGCGTACGCTCCAGGCCCAAGCACATCAAGCGCTTCAGCCCCTCCGAAATTTCCCGTTTGATCCAGTCCGCCATTTCCGAAATCCTCCAATGCCATCAAGCCCTGCGCCGTTTTCCCGATCTGCTGGACGTTCCCCGGCCCAGCACGAGCACCGCGCGGCGCGTCGGCACGCCTGATCCAGTTCCGCCACGTGCTGTGCCAGTTCGCCTTGCGGCCCTTGGCGCCAGCGACGCCGTGCCAGTAGTCACGGAACTTCTCCGCCTCCGCGCGCCAGTCGACCTCGGGGCGTTCGGCAACAGCGAAATCGATGTCCTCGGCAGACGGCGCCCATCCGTCGGGGAGACGTGAGCCGTTCGGCGAACGCCTCGCTCCTGCTTTTTGCTCTTCTGTTTGGTTACTGGTGTCTGGTGTCTGGAGAGCATTGCCTTCGCTATGCGTTTGCATTGCGTCCGCATTGCGACCGCATTCCGGAGGCTTTGCGTCCCTGCTCCACCGGGCATTCGCACTGGCGCGGGCCTTGTCCTGCTTGGCCTGGTAGCGCTCGATTTCTTCGTCGGCGCGCTTGTTGTGCCAGCCGTCAGCCTCCTGGACGAAGAACTCGGCCAGCACAACTTCGACTGCCTCCACCTCTTCAGGTGACCGTGCGCCGGCCAGGCGCGCGACTTGGCGAACCTCGACCGGGAGCGGCTCTTCCTGCAGGTAGTACCGGCGCAGGAGGCGCGAGTAGATCGCGTCCTCCAGCAGCGACAGGTGGGCCGTCGCTGCTGCGTAGTCGCCGATGTGGTGCTCGTAGTAGTTCATGGCTCAGGCGGCTCGCGGAGCATCGTCCGTCAGGCTGGTGATGGGGAACCACGTGCAGCCGTTGCGTCCGTTGCTGGCAGAGCACTTGCGAACGGCACCCCGCACGATCAGCCCATTGCGAGCCAGCTCCGGCAGGCGCCGGGCGAGCATGAAGCGGTCAAGGCCGGTGGCGCGCGCCAGCTCCAGGCTGGTGAGGCCCGGGTGAGTTCGTACGGCAGACGCGGCGACGGAGTGCTGTTGGGCCTGCAGTCCAGACGACACGATGTGCGCAGCGGCCTCGTGGCTGCTGCTGGGATCGGCGGTGCGTGCGGGATGGTTCATTGCCAGCTCCTCAGCCCTTGATCGGGCGGGCGTGCAGCGGGATGACGCGATCGGCGCGGGCCTTCTCGGTGCCGGACTTCAGGCTCCCGGGGTTGAAAGCACGCCACGGGTGGTTTTTGGCGGGTGCGCTCACGGCCAGCGGATTCCGAGCTTGTTGAGCGTCCCGCTCAGGGCTTCGAGGTGCTTCTGCAGCTCGGCCATGGCCTCGGCGGTCGCGGCCTCGGGAGTGATCAGATACCGTTCCATCAGGTAGTGGATCGGGGAGACATCGCGCGTCTCGGCGATGTACTTCTCCAGGTCATCGATCGACAGGCCGCGGGGCTTGCCGCCGCTGTCTGCGCCGGCGAGCTTCTCGCTCAGCTTCGAAGGGGCCATATCCAGGCGGCCGGCGACTGCCGTCACCCCTGCCCCGCTGTAGACCTTGCTGGCGATGTGCTCGCGGAGGGTTCGATTGCGGGTGAGGCCATCTTCGTAGGTAATCGTGAGACTTTTCATGCAGTTATCTCGTTGGTGGGAACGCTGGGGTATTCGTGTTCCCCTGCGTTCCCCTGTTTGGTCGTGAAAATGGCCGCTCACCGAAACGGAGAGCGGCCAGATGGAGATTCAGATCAGGGACGAAGCGGCCATGTCAGGCGGCCTTCTTGCGACGAGTGGTTGCGAACAGGTCCGGACGCAGGTCGGCGCGGCTGATGCCACGCTTGGTGGCCTTCTCGATCTGGACAGCGCGCTCGGCGCTGATCGAGGTCTCGCGGTTCTCCCACTGGGAGACCAGGCTCTGCGTGGCGGGCGAGCCCGATTCCGTCAACAGAGCGGCGAAAGCCGCCTGAGACAGGCCCTTCTCTTTTCGGTAGGTAGGGATGTCCATGGCGAGAGTATGAGTGGCACTGATACTGCGGTCAATAGTGGCACTGCTGGCAAATCATGAACGCATTAATTAGCGTTCCTCATATGGAAAACACGCGCAGAGCCAAGCCCACCAAGTACGACATCGCCGCGGCTGCAAAGCTGAAATCGGTGTGGGCGGAGCGGGCTCGTGGACTCGGGATCACGCAGGAAAAGCTGGCTGAGGAATTGGGCATCACCCAGGGCGCCGTAAGCCAGTACCTCAACGGGAAAATCCCGATGAACTACCGGACCCTGAAGGTCTTCTGCGCAGCTCTTGGCATCGAGGACACGGACATCCGAAGTGATCTACCTGAACAGCAGTTCCACTCCCCCGCCGTCAATGACGACGACTGGGCAAGCGTCACCGGCTACTCCCAGGCTGCCGGACTAGGGGCCGGCGCCGAGGCTGTCGAGTACGCCGAGACGCACAGTTTGAAGTTCAAGAAGACGAGCCTCAGGCGGCGCGGCATCTACAACAAGCCTCTGGCCATCTACTACGGCAAGGGCGATTCAATGGAGCCGACGATCGAGGACGGCGATGCCATTCTCTTCGACACGTCGGATACGAGGCCAATCGACGGCGTGCTCTACGTCATCCAGGTCGACGGGATGGCAAACCCCGAGTACTTCGTGAAACGGGCCATGGTGTTAGACGCGGGCGTGTACTTCGCCAGCGACAACCCGCACGGCGACCACAACTGGCGCAAGCCGAAGCCCATGGACTCGAAGCGAAACCCAATTACGGTCATTGGCCGCGTGCACTGGATTGGCGGCTGGGCCGACTGAGTTTCACCCGTCCGCCAGGGGCAACGGCCGGGAGAAGGATCGCCCCTTACGCAAGGAAGATACGCATGAAACTGAAGATCGCAGCAGTCACTGTTGCCCTGATCGCAGCCGGGATAGTCGGCGATGCGTCGGCGCAGCAGTATGTCAACGGCTACACCCGCGCCGACGGCTCTTACGTGCAGGGCCACTATCGGTCGGCACCGAACGCCACTAGGCAGGACAACTACTCCACGCAGGGGAACTACAACCCTTATACCGGCCAGCGCGGGACCGTGGACCCTTATCAGCAGCAGAACAATAGCCTTTACACGCCGCCCGCGCGGACCTACAACCCGCCGCCGCCGACCACCCAGCGCCGGTCCAGCTACGGCTACTGACGCCAACTGCCCCACCCAGCGTGGGGCTTTCTGCTCTCAGCTATGAATGAACGGAAACGGCTCCGTTCAGAAAATTATTTCCACTGAATATTAGCGCCCCTATTGACGCCCAATATCAGTGGCGCTAATCTCTCTCCATCGCCCCAAGACACCCTCACAACGAGGCGGGGCTGGAGAACGAGATGAACATCGCAACCGCCACCCAGCTGATCGCCGACTACCGCGCTGCCGACCTGATCGGTGATTCGGTTGCCGAAGCCGCCAACGCCGCCATCCGTCGCCCGACCTACTTCGACGACGCGATCACCGACGAAAACCGTGGGCGCCTCCTCTCGCTGGTCTACGGCATCCGCACCTCGTCCCCGGTCTACACCGGCCCGTCCTTCACCGTGCTGGAGGCCTGAGCCATGACCGCACAGAACCAGCAGCGCTTCACCCAGACCCACGGCGGCGTGCTGACCGTCATCGATTCGTCCACCGGCCTCGAGTGGATCGCCAAGCCGCTGGCAGGCGAGTTCGAACACCAGAAGGCCATCGACGCCTGCGCCGCGCTGGACTTTGCCGGCCACAAGGATTGGCGCCTCCCGACCCGCGCCGAGCTGCTCACGCTGGTGGACATCACCCGCCACGAGCCGGCGATCGATACCGCCGCCTTCCCTGACTTCCCGAAGAGCGGCTGGTTCTGGACCTCCGACCTGTGCGCCTGGTCCTCGGCGTCCGCGTGGGTCGTCAATTTCAGCAGCGGCGGCGTCAGCGACGGCCCCCGCGACTACGACGGGTTCGCGTTGGCCGTGCGTCGTGCCGGTCAGTGATTGGCCTTTTTGATCAAGGGGAACGAAATGGAAGCCATCTACCTTTTCGCCGCAGTGATTGCCCTCCTGGTGCTGGTTTGCGTTTATCGCGGCTGGAAGCTGTGGTCGCTGATGAAAGGCCAGCCGGACCGTGACGCGGAGTTCTACGCCCAGTACGACCCGGCGCGGCATCTGCGCGACGAGGAGGCCTGAGCCATGTACCACGGCAATCCTGCATGGATCGACCACGACGGCTCAGGCCGGCCGCTGATGAGCGATTACGCCCTTGATCGAACCGCTGAAGCGGTGGCCGCACTGACCTTCAACGCGAAGGTAGTTGGCGACCTATGCCCCAACGACGAAGAGTCAGCGGCAATCGCTGCGGCCCTTGCCAAAGAAGACTCCGCTGCCCTTCTCCGCGTCTACCGAGCTGCCATGGATCGCCATGTGCAAGAGCTGATCGACGACTGCCAGGACCGTTCCGGAAATGACTCTGACTACGAGGCCGCGATGGCTCTCGGGAGGACCTACGAATGAGCGCCCAAGTATTCGAATTCCGTTCTTTCCAGACGGTCCGCGACAACGTCCTGGCCGCTGGGCTGAGCCCCGCTCCACTGTTTGCTCAGCTTCGCGAAGCACAGCGCCGGGGTGATCGTGGCTCCTCAGTGGTGGCTGCGGCACAGAAGCTGCGTCGGCAGTTCCGTGATGAACCGTTGGGGGCTGCATGAACGCAAACGACGGGTGGTCTCAGGGCAAGCCAACTACGCCGGGAATCTATCAGGTCCGAGGGTTCAATCTTTTCGTGCCGAAGAATCGCCAAGTGGTTGCAACGGTTGTAGTCGCCGTGAGCAAGGACAAGCGGGACAAGAAGCAACTCGTGAACAACCTGCACGAGAGCACAAGCGAGGGCGATCACTCGGAATGGAGCCTCCTATCCGACATGAGCGATGAATTCGAATGGCGCGGACCGTTCGTTCTCAAAGGAGGCGGCGCATGAACAGCGAACTCAACCCCCGCCGCGAAGCCCTGATCGACCTGTCTCTCTGGTGCGCGTTCGGCCTGACCTTCATGGCGCTCGGCGCAGTGGCTTCCCTCTTGGTGCAAGGAGTTGTGTGGTGAGACGCGAGCGAAAGGAAACCGAGCGTGACCGATTCGAATCGTGGCTGAGGCGGCAAGGTTCGATACCTGAGCACAAGGCGTGGAGGTGGGGCACCTACACCGAACCCGCTGTCGCAAACGCTTGGTCGGCTTGGAAGGCCTCAGCGAGATCGGCAGTTCGCCGTGAAAGATCGAGGATCGCTAAATGACCCCGCTCACCGAACTGGCCCGCCTCTTCGCCGACATCCCGAGGCCTGAGCCGCTGGCACCCATCGACCCGATAGACGCCGACGAGACGAACCACGGCGTGTGCGCACAAGGAGACGACGAATGCGCCATCTGACCGCTGCTTTCCTCTGCGCCCTGGTCGCGTCCTTCTGCGCCGCCGTGGTGTTGCGCGCCCTGATCACCAATGCCGACAGCTTCGTTCTGATCGGCGGTGTCGGGGCCATGTTCTTCGCCTACCGCTGCTGGGCTGAGGTCCGCCAAGCGTGGCCGGCCTTCACCCGCCATCTGGCTCACCGCCGCGCCATGCGTCGCTCAGCGCCACTGGTCCGCATCAATCTGCCCAAGGAAGACGTGCAATGAGTGACTTGATCCCCATCGAATCGGTCAACGCGATCGAAGTGTTCACCGGCAACGGGCTGGACGACCTGCTGGCGCGCATCCGCGCCGAGGCGGTCACCCTGGTTCCGGACCTGACCACAGTCGCCAGCCGCAAGGAAATCGCCTCGCAGGCCTACAAGGTGGCTCGCTCGAAGACGGCAATCGACGACGCCGGCAAGGCGCTGGTGGCTGACCTGAAGAAGCAGACCGGCGACATCGACGCGGCCCGCAAGAAGGCCAGGGACACGCTGGACGCTTTGCGCGATGAGGTTCGCAAGCCGCTGACCGACTGGGAAGCCGAGCAGGAACGCATCGAACGCGAGCGGATCGAGGCCGAAGAGCGCGCCAAGGCGGAAGCCGAAGCCCAGCGCATCGCCGACCTGGAGCGCCGCGAGGCCGAGCTGCGCGCCAAGGAAGAAGCGATTCGTGCCGCCGAGGAGGCTGAGCGCAAGCGCGTCGCCGCTGAGCAGGCCGAGGCAGCCCGAATCGAGCGCGAGGCCCAGTTGCAGCGGGAAGCGGAAGAGCGCGCCAAGCGCGAGGCGCAGGAAGCGATTGCCCGGGCCGAGCGCGAAGCATCTGCTGCGAAGGAACAGGCCGCCCGTGATGCTGCTGCCTCCGAAGCCCGCGAGAAGGCCGCCGCCGAGAAGGCCAAGCGCGACCAAGAGGAGGCCGTTCGGCAGGCCGAGCAGAAGGCTCAGCACGAGGCTGAGCAGCGCGAGCGCGCCCGCCTGGCTGCCGAGGAGAAGGAAAAGGCCGATGCGAAGCGGAAAGCGGATGAGGAGGCCCGGCAAGCCCAGAACAAGGCACACCGCCGCCGCATCAACATCGCCGCCGTCGAAGCGCTGACCGCCGAGGGAATCGACGCGGAAGCGGCCAAGGCCGTCGTCACCGCCATTGCGCTGGGCAAGATCCCGGCCGTTTCCATCAAGTATTGAGAGCAGCCATGACTTCCCTCGTCGTTTCCCAAGTAGCCAATCTCGCCAGCTCGCTGAGCATGGGCGCCGCCGACCCGCAGGAACTGGTCGCAGTCCTGAAGGCCACTGCGTTCAAGGGCCAGGTCAGTGATGCGCAGATGACCGCACTCCTGGTGGTGGCCAACCAGTACGGCCTGAACCCGTGGACCAAGGAAATCTACGCCTTCCCCGACAAGAACAACGGGATCGTGCCGGTGGTCGGCGTGGACGGCTGGTCGCGGATCATCAACTCGCACAACCAGTTCGACGGCATGGACTTCGAGCAGGACGATGAAAGCTGCACCTGCTCGATCTACCGCAAGGACCGCAGCCGGCCGGTGCGCGTGACTGAGTACATGGCGGAGTGCCGCCGTAACGGTGTTGGCCCGTGGCAGTCGCACCCGCGCCGGATGTTGCGCCACAAGGCGATGATCCAGTGCGCCCGTCTGGCGTTCGGTTTCGTCGGGATCTACGAGCAGGACGAGGCCGAGCGGATCATCGAGGGCGAGGTCATCCGCTCTGATCGCAAGCAGACCGTGGCCAGCCGTATCACCGCCGAGCCGGAGGACACCGAAGAGCGACGCGACTTGTACGCCAGCCTTCAGGACATCGCGTCTGCCGGGATCGAAGCGTATGCCGATGCGTGGGCAAAGCTGTCCAAGGAGCAGCGCGCCATGATCGGCCTGGCTGGGCATGAGGCACTGAAGGGCGAGGCCGAGAAGGCCGGCGCTGTGGAGGTGGAGTGATGCGCGAGTTCAAGCATCCGCAGGGGTCGCCGGAGTGGCTTCAGAGCCGTTGCGGCGTGGTGACCGCCAGTATGTTCAAGGTTGCCCGCGAGCGCCTGAAGTCCGGCCCGAACAAGGGCGATTTCACCGAGGCCGCGAAGGATTACGCGTTCCGGCTGGCGTTCGAGCGCATCAGCGGCGAGCTGATGGACGAGGGCTACCAGACCTGGCAGATGGAGCGAGGCCATGAGCTGGAGCCGGCGGCGCGCTACACCCACGAAATCGAAACCGGCTGTGTGGTCGAGCAGGTCGGGTTCGTGACGGACGAATCGGGAATCTTCGGAGCCTCGGCGGACGGGTTCATCGGCAGCGACACCGGCCTCGAAATCAAGTGTTTGGTGTCCGCCAAGGGCATCCGCAAGCTGTGGTTCGCCGAGGACATGAGCGACTTCATGGACCAGGTGCAAGGCGGCATGTGGATCACGGGCCGGACGAAGTGGCACTTCGCTCTGTACTGCCCTGCCCTCGCAACCATCGGCAAGGAGCTGTTCCTGAGGGTAGTCCCGCGCGACGAGGAGTACATCGAAGCGATGGAGCGCGACCTGCGCGCATTCGCCGACCTGGTCGACACCTTCCACCGTCAGCTGCAGGAACCGCTGGCGGCCTGATCCCCTGCTGCCCGCTCCCCACGGGCAGCGACACCCGCGCCGGCCGGGTTCCCCAACGCCGGCACCCACACACAGGAGTCCAGCATGAAAGGCCAGCTCGACATCTTCGACCATGATCCGGCCCGATTGGCGGCCAAGCACCGCGAGGCAGCGCAACACGCCTTGGGCGCTGGCGATCAGGGCTATTTCACCGCCCGCGAGCGCTACGAGTTCCTGACGGCCGAGGCCGAGCGCCTGGAGCGTCAGGCCGGGATCAGGGCGGCCGCATGAGCAACCGACATCCCTTCGTCTGTCCGAAATCGCCGATCGGCCGGCCGATCCAGTACCCGCGCGACGTGCGCACCGTCCGCGACCACCTCCGCCGGCACCTGCGCGAGGAAGGCCAGCAGATGCAGCACCTAGCCGCAGCGTGGGGCGTCTCGAAGCACACGGTCTATGCGCTGTTCAACGTGGACAGGCCGCTGCCGCCGCAGCACGTCGAGGCATCCATCGCCCACCTTGGGCTGGACGACTTCGACGCCAACGAATTGAGGCTGCTGGCTGCCAGCGAGGCTGGCTGGCACATCGACCCGAAGTACCTAATCACCACCCCGTAACCACCAGGAGCACCACATGAGCAACCCGAAGTTCATCAAGATCGGCGCCGATGGCGCGCAGCTGCCCGACGACGCCACCGGCCATGTCGCCGTCTTCCTGCCCGACCACGGCCTGACCTTCAGCGCCACCAGCGTGGTGGCCACTGACGTGCCGCACGAGAAGTGCGAGGCAGCGTGCAAGGCCCTGACCCTGGCTGGCCACAGCGACTGGGACCTGCCGACCATCGAAGAGCTGCAGCTGCTCATCGACCGCAGCCGCTACAGCCCGGCCATAAACACCGACTTCTTCCAGGACATCCAGAACGACTGGTACTGGACGAAGACCCCGGCCGCCTGGTCCTCGGCGTCCGCGTGGTTCGTCTATTTCGGCAACGGCAGCGTCGACTACTACCACCGCGGCGGCGACGGGTTCGCGTTGGCCGTGCGTCGTGCCGGTCAGTAATTTGATTTTCTGCTGAGGCCTATCGATGACTTCCCGCTTCCAGCTTCCGCCAATCTTGAAGGCCTGCGAACGGTTGCTGCTCGAAATTGAGCAGGCCGTCCGGCAGTTCCCGCGCTACCACCGCTACATGATCGGGTCGGACCTGCGCCGCCAGATGATGTCGGTGAACAGCACTGCGAACCGTGCGTGGCGTGACCGCGCCAACCAGTCGAAGTGGGTCGGGCAGCTGGTGTGGGACATCGATGACCTCAAGCAGCACCTGCAGGCCGCCAAGCTGTTCCAGGCGTTCCGCAGCTTCCGGCAGTTCGAGATGCTGATCCGCCTGGCTGAAGAGCTGGGCGCACAGGCCGGCGGTTGGCGCCGCCGGCTGGCAAACCCCCAAGCCCAGAATGCGCAAGCCAATGGCGTCGCGCAGCGTGGCAAGAAACTGAGTACCCATGGCGCCTCTGCGGGGGCCAATTCATGACGAAGCTTCGCTACCAGCACGGATGCGCTGACGGGTCGAAAGTTCATGGGGAGGCGGCCGCCTGGTCCTCGGCGTCCGCGTGGAACGTCAATTTCAACAACGGCAACGTCAACAACAACCACCGCAACAACAACGGGTTCGCGTTGGCCGTGCGTCGTGCCGGTGAGTTTCAGGGGGAAGTCTCGCTGCAGGATTTGTACCGGGCATGGCGGCGCGCGCGCCGTCAGAAGGTGCCCAGCTTCAACCAGCTCCGTTTCGACGTGCGCTGGACCGATGGGCTGCTGCGGCTCGAACGTGAGCTGGCCGGCGGCACCTGGTCGCCGCGCCCGTCCACCTGCTTCATCGCCACCCGGCCCAAGGCGCGCGAGATTCACGCGCCGGACTTCGCCGACCGGGTTGTCCATCACTGGCTGGTCCCGCAGCTGGAGGCACTGTGGAAGCCGACCTTCATCCATGACAGCTACGCCAACCGAAAAGGCCGCGGCAGCCACGCCGCCGTCCGCCGGGCTCAGGAATTCAGCCGGCAGGTGCATTCGGGCCAGGGTGGCGGCTACTACCTGCAACTGGACGTGGCCAACTTCTTCAACAGCATCCACCGGCCGACGCTGTGGGGGATGCTCCGCAAGCGCATGCAGCGCCGCGGCCTGTCCACTACGGCGCAAAAGGCCACACACGCCCTGCTCCGCCGGTCGCCGCTGCATGCCGGCGTCCAGTACCGCGCGACCGAGGCCGAGCTGGCGCAGGTGCCGCCGCACAAGCGGCTGGTCAACGCTCCGGCCGGGCGTGGCCTGCCGATCGGCAACCTGTCCAGCCAGTTCTTCGCCAACGTCTACCTGGACGCCCTCGACCAGTTCGTGAAGCACGAGCTCAAGACCGAGCGCTACCTGCGCTACGTCGACGACTTCGTGCTGTTCCACCACGACCGCGAGCAGCTGGCGGCCTGGCGCGATCAGATCGAGGCATTCCTGGCCGACCGGCTGGGCCTGCGCCTCAAGGCCGAGCAGCACCTGCGGCGGCTGAGCGATGGCCTCGACTTCCTCGGTTACGTGATCTACCCCACGCACACTCTCGCCCGTCAGCGGGTCGTCGGCCACGTACGCCAGGCGATCGCCGAGTGGGAGGGCGTGCACGTCGACGGCAACAAGCTGCGCGGCCGCCCTTCTGCATTCCGTGATCTTCGCGCGCGGCTTGCCAGCTACCAGGGCCACCTGCGGCACGCCAACAGCCACCACCTTCTGGCCTCTCTGCACCAGCGCTTCCCATGGCTGGCCTGCGCGGCCACGCCGCGGCGCTTCAGCTATCGCGCCGAACGCCAAACCCTCTCCATCCAGTGGCGCACCGCCAAGGAGCAAATCGCATGAGCAACGAAAAGAACAACGCGGCACCGGACCCGCAGCTCGCAGAGCTGGCCGAGCAGCAGGGGCAGGTCATCGTTCATGCCCTTGCCGATGCCTACACAGCTGGTGCTGAGGGCTTGCAGTTCGGAGGGCTGGCCCGGATGGAGGCGCTTGCCGCCGCCCTCGCCGCAACTGGCAATCAGCAGGTTGGCGAGGTGCAGGGGGATACACTGGATGCCGTTGTCGAGGCCATCTGTTACGACGAACACGGCATTCAGGTCGCAAATGTAAGCCCTGTTGTCCGTGAGCGGATTCGATCCGCCCTCGCCGCCCGCCAGCCGGGGGCGCAGGTGCCGTATGGCTTTGTGCTTGACTGGAAACACGCGCCCGCATCATTCACCACGAAAGCGGGCGTCGCGGCGGAACACCGGGACTACAAGAACTGCACCGTGGTGCCCGTCTATCGCGCCCCGCCCGCGCAGGGCATCGACCTGGGGCAGCCGCGCCCGCTGATCGCCCGCTCGCTGGCGGAATGGCACGAGGACGACGGCAACGTGATGTGGTGGGCCTGGTGTGGGCGGGACTGGGCAGGTGAACCTGCATGGTGCGGCACGCCGAACGATAGCGACTGGCCCGGCTACCACACGCATTGGACCCAGCATCCTGTCCAGCCGGCTCTGATCGACGGCCAGCGCGATGCAGCGCCGGGGGTGAGGGAATGAACCTGTTCAATGGAGACTGCACATTCCAGACCTCATTCAACAAAGTTGCCTTTGGAGATGACCGCAGGGTCACTGGAACCTTCAAGCCCCCAAGTGGGAAGCAGTTCGCAGTTCTGCTGCTCGGCACTGCCGACAAAAGCGCGCAGGACTTCGATATCGAGGCGGCGCTGAACGAGCTGGGTTTTTACCGTAAAGCCCCCGCCACCCTGGCCACCGTCAAGCCGCCGCGTGACCGGCGCACCAGGCTGCGGGAGGACCGGTGAACTACTACAACGAGTTCGAACCCTACGCCGCGCAGTGGCTGCGCAACCTCATTGATGCCGGCCTGATCCCCGCCGGCGACGTGGATACCAGGAGCATCATCGATGTTGAGCCCCAAGACCTCGCCGGCTACCGACAGTGCCATTTCTTCGCCGGCATCGGCGGGTGGTCCCTCGCAGCCCGACTTGCTGGGTGGCCCGACGACCGTGAACTTTGGACCGGCTCCGCGCCGTGCCAACCGTTCTCCGTTGCGGGTAAAAGAAAAGCCCAGGCTGACGATCGGCACCTGTGGCCCCACCTTTTCCGGCTCGCCCGTGCCCGCCGGCCCGCTGTCCTCATGGGAGAGCAGGTTGCGGCGGCGGTTGGCAAGGACTGGATCGACGGAGTGTTCACTGATCTGGAAGGAATCGGCTACGCCTGCGGGGCGTCCGTTGTCCCGGCTTGTGCCGTCGACGCGCCCCACCGGCGCGACCGCCTCTGGTTTGTGGCCCACGCCGATGGCGCACGAAGCGCGTCTCGGATACCAGCGCCGGCGGGGCGATTCGAAGGGATCGCAGGAATCGCTGACCACGGTGGTGGTGAACGTCTCGGCGCCAGCGGACGATCCGCGCATCGCCGGCCTGTGGCCGACTCCCACGTCCTTGGCGCCTGCGAAGAACGGGAACAACGAGGCAGGCAACTCGGCCGGGTTGGTTGCGATCCGAGCTCATGTGCTTGCAGCGCTGTGGCCTACACCCGGGGTAGCGGTGTTGGATGCCAAGGCAGCACCACCGATCATGTCCGGACGCAAGCCGACGGACCCGCAGATCGGTATTGCGGACGTGGCAACGCATGTGATTCCCCCTGGGCCGGAGCGGGATGGCTCATTGGCCACGACGGAAAAGCCCGGCGCGTTGAACCCAGCCTTCGTCTTCTGGCTCATGGGGTTCCCGCCCGAGTGGGTAAGTTGCGCGCCGGCGGTAATGCCATCGTCCCGCAAGTCGCGGCCGAAGTGATCGGCGCCTACATGGACTGCTATCCGGAGGTGGCCTGATGGACTCGACCGCCCAGGCCAAGCACACAGCGCGCGTGCTGATCGGCGAGGCGCGCGCCAGGCGGCAGGCGGGGCACGGCTTCTCGTGCATGTTCCGCATGGCTCAGGCGGCTCGCCGCCGCGCCGCCACCCTGCCCCGCCCGGCGCCGCCGGCACTCCCCATCCAACCGGAGCTGTTCGCATGACTACCCGAAAAGGAGTCCGCCATGGGAGCGGCTGAGAAATTGATGACCCTCGCCCAGGCGGCCGACCGTTGCGAGTGCTCCACGAAGACACTCCGCAGGGCGATAGACGCCGGCCAGCTCGCAGCCTGCCGCCTCGGACAAGGCCCGAAATCGGATCGGATTCACCCCGCTGACCTGAACGCATGGTTGGCAAAATGCAAGGTCAGGACATGCCAGTCACCAAGCGCCCCAACGGCCACTATCAGGTCACCATCGGATACGGCGGACGAACGTATCGCAAGACTTCTCGGCTCTGGTCGTTCGCAGA